CATCATTAGCTTTACCTGCTCTTAATGTTTCAACAGGGAAGTGTTCAACTTCTAATATTCTAGTATGGTCGATATTGTAAACTACTTGTATAGCAGCATTACCTAATAATTTAAGGTCTGAGCTAATCTTTTGTACATCCTCATCGTTTATAAGCATTTTAAACTCTGTATAATCATCTATACTAGCGTTTATAGCATCCAAACCTCTACCAAATATCATTTGACTAATTCCGTTTATACAAGCATTGTTAGTAGGGCTTCCATTGTATCGGTCAATTAAATGCTCGAAGTATAAATTATTTTCGCCATACTCTACCCACTCCTTACTCTTAACCTCTTTAACTACAGGCGAAGTGTAATTGCTCATTTGTACAAACCTTATACTATTTTTATTATCTTCCATATTAAATTGTTATATATTGGTTGTTATAACTAGTATCACTAGTGTAAACGTCTTTGTTTATATCATAAACGAGTTGGTCGGTACAAAATACCTTATCTTTAAATGTTACCTCTTCTCCATACAAGATAGTAATGTTATAAAAATTATCGTTCTTTAAATCAAATTCTGCTGTTACAAAATAATTATCGTCTATAATCTCTATCTCAGGTACTATATTTGTTTTTGTATTAGTAGTCTCGTTCTCTAGAATTAATATAACGTTAGTTTCATAACTTCTAGGAATACATTTAAAAGTTTGCTCTTCTGTTGTTTGCTGTAATATTATCATACCTATATAACGACATTATTTTATTTTTTGCACAAAAAAAAAGGATAGCTAAAAAACTATCCTCTTAATCTATAATTAACCGAAATTATGCAGGGTTAATATTTGTAGTATCTAAATTAGCACTAATTACAGTACTAACAACCTGATAAGGGTAAAATGGCTCAGAAGCTGTTAAATTTAATGTGTAACCTGATAAGTCTCCAAATGCAGCACCTGTTGCAAATGTACCTCCTGTAGTATCACATCCTCTAGTAACTCCTACTGAATAGAATTTACCGTTATTGTCCTCAATGAAAACGTGAGGTCTACCGATAATAATTGAGTTTAAAGCTACAGTAGTCTCATCATCTAATTTCTGTAACGTTACAGTTAAAGCTTGCTCATAATAAGTAGTTCCATTATCTGCACTTTGTGTTACAGTAACCTCTAAACTATTAGCACCTCTAACCTCGTATTTGTATATATCAGGAGTACCTGCAATAGCAGTAATCTCTCCACCTGAAATAGTCAAGGCTCCTAATGTTCCATAGTCTGCAAAGTAAATGTTACGGATACCACCGACATTATCCTTACAAGCTAATAAACGCCCTGTATTGATCGTACATAACATATATTGTATTATTTAAAATTAAAAAAAAAGGGTGGTGTTACCCACCCCTATAATATTTAGTCGCAGTTTACTAAAACAATTTCGTTTCCGAAACCTACTTGCGTACCTTGAGACCATCTCATAATGAAACGTACATTTTTAGAACCGTCTTTGTCTGCCATATCTAAAACGCGTACCTCATTCAAATTGTCTAAAAGTCCAATTCCAAAGTATAAATTAGATTTTTGACCTAAAACGATTTTGTTACCTAGCTCTCCTGATACGAAAATCTTAATACCATCGAAAGTTAAAGACTGAATACCATCATACCACATTGTACCCATTCCGTTAACACCATTAGCACCTAAACCACCTGAAGCAAAACCACCTAAAGCTCTTACATAAGCTTTAAAGCTTTCAAATCCCATATAGATAGTTAAATCTTCTTTACCATATACATTGTTAGGTAATAAATCTACAGCATCTCCTAAAGTATCGATAATGTTAGCAGCAGTTGGAGTTCCTGGGTTTAAAGATACATCTGCACCATCAGCAGCAGCTTGTGAAATTAAACTATTCCAAACAGCAGTCTCAGTAGCATAAGATACTTGCTCTAACATATTTGCAATAAAGAAATCTGTAAAGTTAGATGGTAAAGTATCAAATGAAGAGTAACCCATAGATACAGCCTCCCAATCGCTCTCGAATGGAGTTTTACATAAAGTAAGGTTAATTTGTTTCTCAGTAACTGTTAATACTTTCTCAGTTAAAGTAACATCTGCTGTGTCTGTGTAATCACAAGTAGCATTAGCAATAGTAATTACATTAGCTAATTTCTTTAATACAGCTTTGTATTTAACGTTAGGCATAATAGTAATACCCTCATTTTTTAATGTTGGTGCAGATAATACACCTGCAGCGATATATTTTCCTGCAAATTCTCCTGCATAAGTTGTAGTAATAGCAGGTTCAGTAAAGTTTTGTCTTGTTAAGTTGCTCATTTTTATATTAATTTAATTTTGAAAAAATATTCTCTAATGCATTTGTTCTTTTTGTAGGGTTAGCTACATTCTTTTTAACCTCAGGAGTATGTGTTACTTTAGACATTTTAGTCTTAGTCATTTCCTCATACTTCATTTTAATTTCTTCTACCTCAGATTTTAATTGCTCTAACATAGGTGCTACAACTTTAACAACAGCATCGATAATTTCCTCTTGCGATGGCATTTTCTCTTCTACTACTGTCTCCTCTGTAACTACTTCCTCTGCTGCTTCAACTTCTACCTCTTTAGCTGCTTCAATCTCAATCTCTGTTTCAGCTTCTGCCTCTACAATAGCATCGATTATTCCGTCTTCTGCTACTACTAACGTTTTACCGTTTTCTAGCTTGTACTCTCCCTTACCTGCAGGCTCTGTACCATTCTCTGTAACAATAAATACAGGTACTTTAGGTTCAAAACTTTCAGCTTCTAGAATAATACCCTCTGTCGTTACTTCTTGAGCTAATTCAATTTTAGCACTCAATAACGTTTGAATGTTTTTTAATAATTCACTTGGCTTCATAAAATTTCTAATTTAGTTATATAACGATTTTTAATAATTATTTTGCATTTTTAATCTTCATTTACTCTTTGTATAATTCCTATACCTTGCTCTTGTAAGTCTCCATTACAGCATTTAATACTATAATCGTCTCTGTCTTTACATAAACAAGCTCTTTTGCCACCCTTAGGACTAGACCAACTAGGTATATAAGTTTTATCTTTCATTTCTAATCTGTTCTAATTTTCTACTCGCCCACTCTATACCTGCATCTCCTCCCCAAGCTAACCACATTAAACGACCGCAACCGTCTCCTAATTCTCTATCTGAGTTTTGTCTGTGTCTTTCAAAACTAGCCATTCTACTAATTGTATCTTCTGTTATAGGTTCTCCTTTAGCCAACTGATTAGCTCTAGCTTTTCCTACACCTGTTCCACAATCTCCCCAACCATTTTGCTCAGCATATCTAAGAGCTATCTTTGCATTCTCTATAGCTTCCTGAGGATAGTCAGTATAACTTTTAAAATCTCTTTTTACTATATTTTTTAGCAACTCAGCTTTTACGCTTAATAATTGTAAACCTGCCTCTATCTCTTCCGATAATTCTGCCTCTTCTGTATTCTGTTTTAAGTCTGCAAAATATCCCTCTATTGAGAAACCCTTAACGATACCTGTCTTAACATAATCGTTCCATATAACTTCGTTGTTTACTTTTACAGTACCTACCCAACTACCTACAGGCAAATCTAGTCCATATATATTAGACTTATCATTGTTATTATCTTCTTTTATCCAACTCTCTACTAGTGTTAGTCCTGTAACGTCTTCTCTATGTTCAAAAGTAGCATTGTTCTGATATCCTCTTTTAGCGTACAATTCCATTGCTTGCCTGATCGTCTTTTTAGAAAAATAAACATAATATTCTCTATTGCCATCTCTTCTAATTATTTTCTTATCAGGTATTAATAAAGCACCTATTAAAATACGTTTCTCATCATCTATACTCTCAAACTTAAACTCTTTTTGTTCAGATAGAGCTATAAAGTTTTCCTCAATAGCAGGTCTCTCTACAATACTAATTGCATCTACACCGCTAAGCTCTTGGTTTTCGTCTATTATTAATTCTATTACTTCCATATCTGTATAACGATTATTTTTATATTTTAGTTTTTTATCCTATACTAGCATTATTAACTATATTTCTATCCATAGACTGTTGGCTAGTTACTTGGTTAGCCACTACGAAAGCCTGTACAGGTTGTTGAGCTCCTAACGTTCCTGCTAATTGATTAGCTGTACTTCCACCTACTACATTAAATTGAGGTGGGGCAGGTGCAGTGCTTTCTCCTCCACCGCCTCCTCCACCTCCTGAAGACGAACCGCTAGCACTTGGTACTGACTGTCCCTCCGACCTGATAGATGCAATAGCCTTAGCTGCACTTGCTACTGTAGCTCCAATTTGTAAACCTCCTTTAACTGTGTTCATAATAATTGCAGGTATAGCCGCAGCTCCTCCTGTTGCAATAGCCTGAGGTGTAGCCAAAGCTCCTGCATTAGCAGTACTAATAGCTGAAACTGACTTAGATATACTCATCGCTGCTGTACGAGCAACATCGGCAATAGCTAGAGCCTTAGCAACTTTCTGCATACCCTTACCTCCCATACTAAGTATAGTTTGTAAGTTAGTGTAATTGTCTCTATAGGTTTTCTCTTTAAACTCTGCTTCGGCTTTTACAATATCATCTCTTTTTTTAGCATTCTCTGCAAGTATTTTATTTTTCTCTTCCTCTCCAATTAAGATACTTTCATTAATAATTTTATCCTGTTCCTGTAAAGCTAATAATCTACTAGCAAACCCTAAATTTTCATTCTCAATTACTACTTGTTGTTGTTCTATTTTTTTATTCTCTCTATATGCAAAAAGCTCATCGTCATTAGTTATAATTTGTTGCTCTATTTCTTGTTTCTTTAACTTATATTCATTTTCTGCATCGACCTTAGCCTGAGTACCTGCCTTAGCACTATCTACTACATTCTGTAGCCTTTCTAATTCTAATTGTTTACTTATTTCTAAAGCTTCTTTTTTAGCAATTAAACTAGCCTCTTCGTCTTTTATTCTTTCAGCATTAAATATCTTTTCATTAATAGCTAATTCTGTCTCAGCTTGTTGTTTAGACTTTGTTAAGTCTATTAACTCTCTATTTAAGGCTAAGTCATTTGCTTTCTGTTCTGACCTTAAACCCTCTATTTGAGCTAACACTCCCTCTCTATTTGCTAGAGCATTAGTTAAAGCTACTTGGTTTTCTATGTTGTTATTTTGTGCTAACGTAGATTGTGCTGCTGCTATTTGAGCTGAAGCCTGACCTAACATAGCCTGTTCCTGATTATTTAATACTTCTTTTAATTTATTGTTAGCTATAATTCTATCCTCTATACTATTACGCTCTTCGTCTCTAACTTGTCGTAATTTTTCAGCTTGTCTATCGTATTGCTCTACTAGTCTAGCCTGATTTGCCTCTGCTAACTTTGCTGTGTTTTGTAGATTAACATTTGCCTTTGCTTGTTCATACGCAGCTTTAACAGATATTTTAGAAACTCCGTCTATAGTTCCCTCTACTACAGCACCGACCTCAGTAACAGCCTTACCGATATTCTCTCCTACTTGTTTACCTGCTGCAACAGCATCTATACCTACTTTCTTTAAACTAACCTTTGTCTCTTCAATACGCTTAGTAAGTTCTTTAATAGTTTTTGGATCGCCATCTCCAAACAAACTTTGTTCCCAAGCTAAACGAACCTCGTCAATTACTAATTTAATACCGAAAAAAGCACCTTTCAATGGTACTAAAGATAATTTTAATAAACCACCTATAACATTACCTAGTCCCTCAAACCCATTACTAGCTCCACTAACTTTTTCAATTACAGAAACTATAACATTTGTAACCTGAGAAAATACATTAGCCATAGTACCCAATACAGCACTAAACGTATCCGATACTTTTTGGTTGCTCATAAAGATATCCTTTAGAGTAGATAAGGCACTAATAACTAGTCCTATACCCATAGCTTTCAATGCTAGACCTGCACCCTTAAAACCCTCAGCTAAAGACTTTGTACTCTTCTCTGTGTCTTTAACATTCTTATCTATGTTATCTAGAGCTTTACTTCCACTCTTTCCTAACTCATCAGCAGACTTGTCTAACTTTTCAAACTGTTTGTTTAGGTCTTTTAAATCTTTCTCAGCACCATTAGAATTTATATTAATCTCTATTTCTTTTTTGATAGCCATTATTTCTTAATTAAATCTTTTAAAAATCTTTTAAACTCTTTTACGTTTTGAGGTAGTTTATACTTTCCCTTAGCTATATCGATTAATTCACTATCTCCATAATTAACCAACTCTAAAGCATCTATTATATCTCTTATCATCTTTCTTGTGTTATTACTATTATATCTCCTAAATTACTCTCTATACTAAAATATAATTCTACCCCTGAGGTATTTCTCTTAATGTCTACTTCTACATAATCTTCTCCATCTGTAATAGTAATTATCTGACCTGTTAAATCTTGTTGTATAGTCCAAGTTAATGGCTCATTAGACACAGTATTAAATCTTAAAAGCTGAGCAGAGCTATCTACTATTCTAGGCATAGAGTTATTAAACTGAACAGGTCTAAAATCTTGTATTAATTCAAATTTACTCTCGAATGTGTCAAGGTCTGTACTAAATGAATTTATAATATATCTTTTATCTCTTAATACTATCCTGTCATTTAATTTTAAACTCAATAACTTATTATAAGGTAATCTCATAGATACTTTTACCATTCTAGACTTTAAAGAATATAAATTGCTTAGGTAGTCTAAATAATAATCTTTAAATAAAGTATTAGTAATTGTACTTAAATAATACGAGCTTATTTCTATTCCCCAATTTAAAGTATGTTTATTACTCTGATAATTTACGTCTTGTCCGAAAACATTATAGTTAGTTATGTGGCTCGTAGTAGAGCCATTATTAAAATAAAAACTACAACTAGTATTTTCTGTTTTATATAAAATAACAGGTTTAGGTATATAAGGCTGTAAATCTTTATTTAGAGAATAAGACACCTGTAAATTAGTACCTGTGAATTTATTAAATAACATATTTTCAAATGGTAGCTTTATTGTGTAATCTGCTCCGTCTGTATTAAATACATAACTTAAATTACCATACTCTCTAGCTGCATTATCATAAAAAGCTCTATTCATTAAACTGTCAGACTTCTCATATTCAAAATTAATTTTCTTATATGGTTTAATTCTCTCGAAATCTAAGTCCGTAAAACAATATTCGCTAAAGTCCTCTATTTTACCCTGATAATACCAATTCTCTAACTGCTCTAAAGTATAGTTATTCTCATCAAAACTAAAAGCTGTTAGGTTAAACATTTTTAATACACCACTTACAAAATCTGCTACTTTAATATCAGGTACATACTGAGTTAAATCTAGTTGAGAGTTTGTTGTTCCACTACCTACTCCAATTATTTGGTAATCAATCCACTCATAATCGCCATTCGGGTTGTCCCACTCCTGATATTGTCCTATAATTTCTGAGTTATAATTACAACTAGAGCTAGTTTGTATTGTTAAATAATATGTTCCAAATTCATTTGGTAAGTTTATACTTATAAAAGTACCTGTACCTGTTTGATTAAAATAAAACTGCCCATCTTTATAAAGAGTAATTATCCAAGTAGCACTAACTGACAAAGAAGCTTGAAAAACTAAGGTACCAATAGCTTGTACTACTTCATAAGTATTGTTATCAAAATCAAATACAATCTGAGAACTACTATCTACTGTAACAGATGATATGTCTACTCTAACAGGTGCAGAGGTTTGTGTAAATACTTCTTTATTCTTTAACCATAAATAAGCCTGAGTAAATCTAGACTGTGTTAAGAAGTTACCATTAAAAGTAATTCCATATTGACTTTCTATAGCATCAAATATCCTAGCTATTTTTAAAGCAGGAGCTAACTCGTAATAATGTATATGATGCGAGTTTTGGCTAATATCCTGAGCACCACCACCTCCATACTGCCAAACCCTATCCGAACTAATCAAAGGGAATGCTACATTTTGGTCTGCCGTAGTTGTAATACTTGTTTTTACATTTGCACCTGAGTACTCTATCGTATAATCATTTAAAGTAGTTAAGTCTCTTAGCTTATCCTCTTTAAATTTATCGGTCATTGAGGTTAATGTACCATAAAAAGTAATCTTATAATCTAAGGCTCTATTTTCTTTTATAGTAGCACTTTCTAACTGCCATTTACCTACTCTAAATACTTGAGTATCTATTTCAATATATCCTGAGTATCTTTGGTTTTGGTTAAATCCATTATCTAATGCATTCTCGTACCAATGTCTAAATATTTCATTATTATTATCACTTGCAGGAACTGTAAAACTCTGACTAAAATCGGTAAAGACCTTACTAATATCGTTTACATTTTGTATAGAAGAGTTAATTGTTATTTTCTCATCATCGAATAAATCTAGTCTTCTAACATAATCTATCTCTAGTGGCTCAGGAGCAACTCCACCTAAACTATTAATTGTGTTTAATAAGCAATTCTCTGCTTCAAAAGTACCGCCATCAGTTTGTACTCTATTAGCAAAGTCAGTAATAGTATTTAACCCAACTCCATAAACACCACCTAAAGAATTAATCTCAGATACTAAACAGCTATCAGCCTCAAACGTTCCACCATCTGCAATTACTCTATCTTTAAACCTGTCTACAACTAGCTCTACTGAGTCGTCAATAGTTTTTTTAGTATATATATATAAAGCAACTTTCATTAAATAACATCATTAATTAGTCCGTATGCGTATTCAAAGTCTATTGTGTAATTTATATTCTTTTCTCTAAGGTAAGTTTTCTTATCCGAGCTTTGTGATTTTACTATAACAGGTATATTGTCTAATAAAACAGTTTGACTTAATAATAAGTCTTGTATTAAATCAAAGTAATTTTCATCTACCCATCCTGTATTACAAGTTATCTTTTGCTTACCTTGTTGGTTAAATGTTTTACTAACTCCTAAATAAGGGTTGTAATTTACATTCTCAGGGCTTAAATCAAATTTTTTATACTCTACGTCTATACTAATTTTATTTGCCTTAAAAAACGTTAAAAACTCCCAACCTCCAAAACGATTAATAAACGTACAAGTTATAGGCGTGTATTTAGCCTCGCATAATTCCTCAGGGTTTAATTCGTATAACTCTCCTACTCCGTCTTTACTAATCTTTACTACATTGTTTGACAATAATATTCTATACATAGAAGCTTCTGTTACACTAAAAGTCTCTACAGTTATATCATTATCTATATCATAATTACCAACTTCAAAAAATACATTTACATAACTAGTAGTATAATCTTTTACATACTTTTTTATATCTGTATTAAACAAAGGCAAAACGGTATTAGTTTCTGAATTATTATATCCTCCTGAGTAATCTGTATAGCCATTTAAACAAACAAAAGTCTCAGTTGATAATAACGTATAAGTATTTAAAGTTAATTCCGTATATCTCTTTACTACACAATAGCACCAAGTTAGCTCATCTTCCTCAACAGGTACAGTAGTTGTATATGTTTTAATCGGGTTAATAAACTCCTTAGCGTAATTAGATATGTTATATGTGTTTTCTCTTTGTGTATTAGTAGCTATCTTTTTACTCAAAGTATAAGTAGGTAAAATAGGCACACCATCACTCTTGCTGTATAAATATAATTCTACCTTGCTGCCTAATTGGTTTGCTTCATTTATCTGTATAAAATACGGACTTCTTATAAATATCTTTTTCATTATTTTTTAAAATTCTGTTTTGTTATAAATTGTATCATATCCTCTGCATCTCTAAATAAAATATTATCTAACTGTCCCTCTAATTTTTTATACTGTTCCTCAAATGGTTTCGTAAAGAATAGACTAGGTTTAATACCATTGTTAAAAATACTTTTAGCTATAGCAAATTGTAAGCTCTTTCTGTCAATAAATTTTCCGTTCTTATCTCTAGGTGCTATACCTCTTTTTACTATCCACTTATCTAACTTGCTAGGTGGTGGCATTTTATCTTTATACGAGTAAGGTGTTGTATATGCAGACTTCTTACCATTTACTCCTTTGTCTATAAAAGTTCCGTAATCTTCCATCTCTATACTAAACTCTATTGAGTTAGCAGATACTTTAACCTCTGAGCCTTTAATAGAATTATATAAGTTTCCTGAAGATACTTTATTCTGTCCCTTAAGGTTTAATTTAGCTTGCTGTATTACTGCATCCCTAAAGACTTCTAAACTCTTTTTAAGGTTCTCTAATCGCATACTGATATATTGTTAGCTACATCGATATTAATAGTAGTTACCCATCCTGCTAATAAGTTCTCGTAACTATCTACAAAAGCCTCACTAGTTGGATCGCCATTTAATTGAAAACCATCTCTACTAATACTACCTCTTTTCACTAACTGAATAAACTCGTTAATAACAGCTAATTGAGTATTGTATACATAATGTAAGTTATCATTTCCATAATAGATATCTACTACTTCCTCTTTGCTTATATCTACTAAGTCCATATTCATAATACTAATACTATATGTTAGTACATTTTCTGAATGTGTAACCGTATTGACTTGAACGTGAGTTAGTGGGAATATTGTTTGTTTGCTTAAATCTATTGCAAATATATCTCCATAAGTAACAGTATTAACGTAGTCGCTATTATTAAAAGCTTCTCTCATCATATCTGTTATCTTATAAAAGTTTTGTAGTCCGTATGTATTTGTTATCATCTCTTTGATTTGTTTTTAATATCCTGTCTATCTAGTTCCTCTAATTCTGTCTCGTATGCTAAATGTATTAAGCAACTATGTATATCTATTTTTACTACTTCTTTAATTCTTGTAATGTCGCCCTTAACAAGTTTGTAAAGTGAGTTATACCAACTCCACTTTCTACTAAACTGAGCTCTTGCTGTAAAGTCAATTTCATTTCTTTGCTCTCCAAAGAGTTCAGGATAACTTGCGATAATTCGTTGCCTAAATGGTAAAAAAAAAGCGTAGAGCTAACTACTGCCGATAATGGCATTTGCATTATATCTAACCAATACTTTTTCTGCTTATACTCTTCTACTAAATAATAGCCATCTGTATTACCTGCAATAACAGGTCTATATAAAACAGCCATAGCAATATGTATAGTGTTCCAATCTGAAATATAAGTATCTAATGTACTATACTCATCATAGCTTAACTCATCTAAATTAGTAACGAACCCAAATTGTTTATTTTTAATTTTAAAACCTTTCACTAATGGTGGCTCCTGTACTAGTAAATTACTTATGTTAGCTGTAATTTCTTTTATATCTTTATATTTAAACTTGATCGCATCTGCATAACTAACGTTACAAAATATCTCTAGCATTTTAAAATTAATAAAGTCCTGACTTTGTGCATCATCTTTATTTATTTCTAATATCTTATTATATCTTACGTATTGCTCTAAGGTAATATCATCTAAGCTAGTAGGTATATCAATAGTTAATTTCATAAAGTTTTTATTATATAACGTTTATACGCTTAATTTTGTGACAAAAAAAAAGGTACTCATTTCTGAATACCTCTTTACTAGTCTTTCCTAGTAGTCAATCAACTATCAAAATAAAATATGTAATAATCTGCTATCTTTTGTGCTACTTCCTCATTTTGTTTATAGTAGGTCTTATCTCTATTTATTCTACCTCTATTATTTATTTCTATTTGTACTTTCTGTATATTCTTTTTACCCTCATTATATTTAGGTGCTTTTAAATCTGTAACAGGGTAAATGATTATTCCATTATCGTTGCACCATTTCTGAGCAATTAAACTTTTATTTGTTTTCAAATTTATTATTTAAAACTATTGCACATAAAATAGACAAAGCTAATACTAAAGATAAAACTACATTCTCTGTATGTAAACCTATAAAGGCTACTATTAATAATACTGCTGTTTTCATAATTTATTTATTTTTATTTGTTATCCATAATGAAAATGCATATTGTACCATAAACATAATGCAAGACCAAAATATAATTTCTAATATCATTTTTTATTTAAATTAACTCCGTAAGCATTCACTTCTGAAAAAGGGTTAATTCCATCTTTTACCATTTTTAATATAGTTATACATTCCTCTAAATCATCATATCTTTTTTGACGTTCTTTTTTTGCATCAGGGTAATTGTTAGACTGCCACTCAGATAAGCAAGATTTTAAAATTTGTTTTTCTTTTTCTAGTATTTCTATTGAATAATTCATCTGTTCTGTTTTTAGTTGTTTTTAATATAAGTTAATACTCTTTGTAGTTTCTTTTGGTCTAATATTCTCTCTGATAACTCAGCTAAATAAATTAATGTTTCTAACTCATTAATTATAATTTCTTTTTCTGTTTTCATAGTATTTGTTTTATTATTACCTGACAAAGATATAAACATTTTTTTAATAACAAAACTTTTTTAGACTTTTTTTTTATTTTTTTTTTACTTTGTACAATATAACGTACAATAAAGCGTACTATCTAATAGCATATTTACCATAATTTGGTCTGCTTATTTTATTGTATAACAGGTATCTAATACCATCTATTGTGTGGTTGAACATATCTTGTGGCTTATTTAGTATATTTCCGTTCTTATCCTCTACCCATTTATAGTTTTTAAATTCCTTAATCATATTAACAGAGTTACTAGTACAATGTAATTTGTATCTTTTCATTATATCTATACCTAAGTTTATTTCTTTCTTTTTAGCCTCTTTTATATTCCATCCCATTCGGTATATCTCCTCTATACTTTTTGGCTCTGCATCATCTGCAAATATCTCAGCTCTCCTATCTATTCCTAAACTCTCAAACTGTTTAAC